GCGATTGGTGTAGGCGGTACTGTTACTGGTAAAGGTGCGGATTTGTTGATTATTGACGATCCACACTCAGAACAAGAAGCAGCAATAGCGGCTACTAATCCCGAAGTCTACGATAAAGTCTATGAATGGTATTCATCAGGTCCTCGTCAGCGACTTCAGCCTGGAGGCGCAATTGTAGTCGTTATGACCCGTTGGAGCCTAAAGGATTTGACTGGTAGGATTTTAAAGTCTTCAATTGAACGAGATGGGGATGAGTGGGAGGTCATTAACTTTCCCGCAATTTTGCCCAACGATAAACCACTTTGGCCCGCATTTTGGCCGCTAAATGAACTCCTTGCGCTGAAGGAAGAGTTGCCAGTTTCCAAGTGGAATGCACAGTATCAACAAAGCCCAACCTCAGAAGAGGGTGCTTTAGTTAAGAGAGAGTGGTGGAAGAAGTGGGAAGGCGACCGCGCCCCACCTTGTGACTTTATTATTCAATCTTGGGATACTGCCTTTACAAAGACCGAGCGTTCAGACTACTCTGCTTGCACGACCTGGGGAGTTTTTTATAAAGATGAAGACAAAAAAGACCCAAATATTATTCTTTTGGATGCTTATAAAGAACGTCTTGAATTCCCAGAGCTAAAGAAAAAAGCTTTAGAAATGTACAAAGAATGGGAGCCACATGCATTTGTTATTGAGGGTAAAGCTTCTGGTATGCCATTAATCTTTGAATTACGTAGGATGGGTATACCCGTACAAGAGTTTACACCTACACGCGGGAATGATAAGATAGCCCGACTGAACTCCGTAACAGATTTATTTGCGTCTGGAAAAGTATGGGCGCCGGGAACAAGATGGGCTGATGAAGTGATGGAAGAGATGGCGGCTTTTCCGAACTCGGATCACGATGACTTAGTGGACTCTGCCACTCAAGCTTTAATCCGGTTCAGGAAAGGTGGATTTATTACATTACCTTCAGATGACGACGATGACGAACCTATGTACAGAAGAAAGGCTGCGTACTACTAATGCTAAAGAAAATACAAAGCTGGATCTATTGGTGGAAATTAGGACGTAAGGCTAAAAAACATTTGAAATGGCAAGTTGCAAGAGCTAAAAGCATGGGTCCTGCAAAACCGCCAACAAGTAAAGAATTGGAAGACTTTAAGAAAGAATGGGATCTAGGTTGGGATTCTCATATGGTTCAAAAAGTAGTTAACAAACGCACTTATTATGAAGCAGAACTAGGAACAAATTATGGCAATTGAAAAAGGTTTATACCAAGCCCCTCAAGGGATCGAAGCTCTAGCACAACAAGAGCCAGACATTGAAATTGAGATCGAGGATCCTGAAGAAGTGAATATTGGGGTGGATGGCATGGAGATTTCTCTAGAGCCAGGGGTAGAAACTGCTGATGACTTCGATGCCAACTTAGCGGAATACATGAGCGAGTCTGAACTGGCTTCTGTAGTCGGAGATTTAATGGGCGAATACGAGGCTGACGTAGCTTCGCGCAAAGACTGGATTCAGACTTATGTAGATGGATTAGAGCTTCTCGGCTTGAAGATTGAAGAGCGGACTGAGCCATGGGAAGGTGCTTGTGGCGTATTCCACCCTATCCTATCTGAAGCCGTAGTCAAGTTCCAAGCCGAAATGATTATGGAGACTTTCCCAGCCGCAGGTCCTGTAAAGACCCAAATCATCGGTAAAGAAACTCCAGAGAAAAAAGAATCAGCTCAGCGTGTCCAAGATGACATGAACCATCAATTAACAGATGTCATGCAAGAGTATCGCCCTGAACATGAGCGTTTACTTTGGGGCTTGGGGATTGCTGGTAATGCCTTTAAGAAGGTGTACTTTGACCCTTCTTTAAACCGTCAGGTTGCAATGTTCTGCCCAGCAGAAGATATTGTTGTTCCTTACGGCGCATCTAATCTTGAGTCGGCAGAACGCGTAACCCATGTGATGCGTAAGACTGAGAATGATATTTTAAGATTACAAGCCGCTGGCTTTTACCGTGATGTAGATCTCGGAACTCCAGATAACGTCTTAGACGAAGTTGAAAAGAAAATCGCCGAGAAGCTAGGGTTTAGAGCTACTTCCGATGACCGATATAAAGTTTTGGAAATGCACGTTAACTTGGACTTACCAGGTTTCGAGCATACCGATGAAAACGATGAGATGACTGGCATTGGAATGCCGTATGTCGTGTCGATTGAAAAAGGATCCGGTACGGTACTAGCGATCCGCAGAAACTGGAACCCAGATGATGAAACTCATAAGAAGCGCCAGCACTTTGTTCACTACGGATATATTCCGGGTTTTGGTTTTTATTGTTTTGGTCTTATCCATCTTATCGGTGCTTTTGCTAAATCTGGTACTTCCATACTCCGCCAGTTGGTTGATGCAGGGTCACTTGCAAATCTGCCAGGCGGCTTTAAGACCCGTGGGATGCGAATTAAGGGTGATGACACACCGATAGCCCCAGGAGAATTTAGAGATGTAGACGTTCCATCTGGGACAATGAAAGACAACATCTTGCCGTTGCCATACAAAGAACCATCTATTGTTTTGGCTCAACTGCTTGATAAGATCGTGGACGAAGGCCGTAGGTTTGCTTCTGCCGCGGATCTTAAAGTTGCAGATATGTCAGGGAATACCCCAGTAGGGACAACCCTTGCAATCTTGGAAAGAACTCTTAAGGTAATGTCTGCGGTACAAGCCCGTATTCATTATTCAATGAAACAAGAGTTCCGTCTGCTTAAGAAGATTATTGCTGACTACACTCCTGAAGAATACAATTATGAGCCAAGCGAAGGTCGCCGTTCTGCCAAGCGTTCTGACTATGACAATGTAGACGTCATCCCAGTAAGCGATCCTAACGCGGCAACGATGAGCCAAAAGGTAATGCAGTATCAAGCTGCATTGCAGTTAGCCCAGCAAGCGCCACAGCTTTACAACTTACCATTGCTACATCGTCAGATGTTAGATGTTCTTGGTATAAAAGAAGCAAACAAGCTGGTGCCATTACCAGATGATCAGAAGCCTCGTGATCCAATTTCAGAAAACATGGCGGCGTTCAAAATGGAACCGCTTAAGGCTTTCTTGTATCAAGACCATCAAGCGCACATTACAGTTCATATGTCCGCAATGCAAGACCCAAAGATGATGCAAATGATGGGTCAAAACCCAAATGCCCAAATGATCATGGGCGCAATGATGTCGCATATTCAAGAACATATTGCTTACGAATATCGCCGTCAAATGGAAGAAATGATTGGCGTTCCAATTCCATACGATGAGGAAAACGAAGATGGTATTCCAGAAGAAATGGAACTTCAGATTGCAAGACTTGCTGCTCCTGCCGCGCAGAAGCTTTTACAGTTAAGCCAATCACAAGTAGCACAGCAACAAGCTCAGCAACAAGCTCAGGATCCGTTAGTTCAGATCCAACAGGGCGAATTGCAAGTTAAGCAACAAGAAGCTCAAACTAAGGCAATGAAGGCTCAGGCTGACGCACAAGCTAAAGGTCAACAAATGCAGATTGAGCAAGAAAGAATTGCATCTCAAGAACGCATTGCGAATATGCAACTACACGCTAAAGTCCAAAAAGACAACGCGCAAATGGCTATTCAAAATGATATTGAGCATACAAGGCTTGCGGTGGACATCGGCAAGCATGAACAACAGATGTCCGTACAGAAGGAAAAACCAACGAAAGGTAGTTAATGGATCCTTTAGATGTAGTCCTTAAAGAAGCAAGGGACAGAATCGAGATGCTCAGTGAGGCATTAAGAAGAGGTCATTGCACGAATTTTGAGGAATATAAGTACACATGTGGACAGATTCGAGGTCTAGAGTCTACATGTTCAATAATTTTAGACCTTCAGAAAAATATGGAGAACTCCGAATGAGTGACCTTAAGTTAGACCAAGCAGTAGATTTATCAGCATTACTCAATAAAGACGCAGAAGACAAAGCACGTCAACTTCCTACTCCAGCGGGTTATCGCATTTTATGCGCCATCCCAGAGGTAGAAGAAGAATACGAAAGCGGCATTATCAAAGCAGACGCAACCATTAACTATGAAGAAAAGCTGGCAACAGTTCTTTTTGTAGTCAATCTTGGTCA